ATTATTATTTAATTATTATTAATTGTCTATCATTATCTTCATACATCTTTAACATTTCTTCTGTTAGATTGTAAGAATAAGAACCTGTAATATTATATACACTTTTATCCTTAGCCATCTGTAACTCTGTTCCTACCATTATACAAGAGTTATAACACCTCTCATCATCTGATGAATAGATTGCTCTACCATTAGCACCACTTAAATAATGTACTTGCTTTAATACTTGTGTAGTACCTTTAAAGTAATGTAGTGTAGCATGAACTATTCTATTATCACATCTATCATATATCTTTTGTAATGCTTCTTGATGCTCTTTTTCAATCTCTTTTAACCTTTCAACACTTGGTCTTTTCGGTGTAGGTAATCTGTCTATAACCATCTCATTATGATTTTAGTTGCAGTAACTATAAAAGCTAAAGAAAAACATCCTAATGCTAAACTTAAAAAGAATGATTCTTGTTTTGATGGTAGCTTTGATATTGCATAATCCGACATTAATTGATGCTTAAAAAACTTAGATAGTTCTTCAGCATTTAAAGTGTATTCTTTTCTGTTATTTCTATTAATAACTTTGTATTGAGTTTTCATATAATATATTTATAATTAGATTGCAAATATATATATAATAATTGAATTAACAACTATTTAAACATAATAATAAACAAAAAGAAAATTTTACTAGGTTATAAAGGCATTAAAAGATTTAATGGAGTTTGTCCATTATTAAGTATAACTGCACAACCAACGGCAGGTCTTTTACCATATTTTGCGTATGCCATCGCATAAGATTTGTGATTGATCCCACAACCAACTTGTGTTCCAAAGATTCTAAAATTCTTACCTACATAGTGTTCTGTGTAGCATTGTGTATGTAAATGTCCTTGTACAGTATTCATCATATCTGCTCTGCATTTTGTTCTTGCAGTACCACCCTCCCCATGTATATACTGCACATTGTCCTTTTCGTATCTTTCAACAAAATTCCAATTAGGTACTTCTAATACTTCTTTATAGGATTTTATCCATTTTGATGGGATTGCACTTGTTTGTGCCTTTCTCATTATAAGTCTGTCATGATTACCAATTAGGACTGTAGCTTTAGGAAATGCTTTGTACCAACGAGATATACGCTTAATAGCTAATTCAAGCTCATCTAAGCCACCCATTCCATCTGCCGATGTTTCGTGATAGCTTGTGTAGTGATTGTCTATTACATCGCCTATAAACACTATCTCTGTGCAATTATAGGTATCATATTGTTCTATACACCAATCAAGATACTTGTCAAGACAAAAAGGTTCGTGCAAATCTCCTATTACTAATACGTTACTTGTTTCTTGCTCTCGCAGTTTTTGAATGACTTGTACCTCGTGTGGTTTTAATCTGTATCTATTACTTCTTTCCACTATCAGCTAATCCTTGCGCACCAGTTAAAGCAACTAATGACCAAAATATTTCGCTTACATGAACTTCATCTACTCCTAAAACTCTAGCAATAAAAGGAACTACTATAGCTGCTATTGTATACCATACTTTTTTTGACTTAAGTATAGTCATGATTAAATATTGTTTCATTTGATTTTTATTTTAAAATTAATAATTAATAACTCCATAAAACTTGCCCATCTTTTAAATTATCAACATCACAATGTAGAAAACCATTTTTAAAACTTATTCCTATTCTGTTTATGCCTACACTTAAGATTGAATTGATAATTAAAAATCTTTCTCTTGAACTTTTTGGCAAATGTATATCTGCTGCCAAACCTTTACAATGGCTAGAACCTACTCGACCACCCACTTTTAGATTCCATTCTTTTGTTCTATAACCACTTGTTATTTTAAAAGGTGTTCCTGCTAATTCTCTTGCTTGATCTAATAACATTAAAAAATCCTTATTCATCTTATCTCCACTACTAACTTTATCAGGACTATCAAACTCAGATGTTTTAAAATGTTTTATCATATATTATAGACTGCATAAATTTTAACCCCATTAACATTATTGATTAAAACTTTTCTAGTTTTTTCTACTTCTTGAATTTTTTTGTATCGTGGATTTGTACTGTTTAACTTATTTTTTTTCATTNCTACGTTTTTTTTGATTATACCATTTATCTATTGTGTAAGCTATAGTCACAACTAAAAGAATAATCTTTAAAGCTATTTCTATATTAGTAAACGTAGTTACGCTTAGAACTGTTCCGTTGACTGCTGCTACTTCTAGACTGTCCTGTATTGTTTTTTGTATTGGCATTTCTCAAAAATTTTATCAATTTAGTTTTATTTTCTTCTTTTACTTTATAATGTTTTTTCATTATGTTAAATCAGGAGTTAAAAAATCTCTTAGAGTTATTTTATTTCCTTGTCCTTGTGGTCTATCTAAATTCATTCCTTGATAAGAAAAACCATTTGAATCAGGAGATACATCTGCACCACTATTTGTATTGTATTCAGGGAAATGACTAATATTGTTTTTAATGTAATCAATCATTCTTTCAATGTAATACTCTCCAGTATTTAAAATTTCACTTCTTAAGTGTTGTGATTCTGATGTAGTTAATGCAGTTCCTGTTTCTGATGTTTTAGAATAGATATTACCATTTTCAATCTTAAAACGTAAAAAAGGTAGTGCATGATACAAAGCCATGTTAGGTAGAAAATCTCCTATATAAGTATTTAATAATGTTGCATAGTATTCATTACCACCACTATTAACTGTACCTGCTATAATTAAATCTTTTAATTTATTATTAAGTTTAGTTCCTAGCTTTGTTTCGCAGTATAATTTTTGTGCTTGTTTTACAAATGGTAATAACATTGAAGTTTCTACTGAACCATATATACTTGTACTATCTTTTAATTTTTCTTCTGATATAAATAAAACGTATGCCATAATTTATTTTTTTAATCTTCCTTGATTCTTCATTCTTTTTGGTGGTATAGCTACTCTTTTATCGTTTTTTTTAGCAGTAAACCCCTCTGACCTTGCTTTAGTATATCCTATTAAGTCAGCATCTTCTATTTTAGTAGTTTTAGATATACCTAATTCTGTTCGCCATATCTGACGCAACCAGTAATGATGACAGGAGTTTCCTCCCTTAAAAAGAAATTTGTCGTAACCTGCTTTACCTGTACCTTTTGGAGAAAAATCTTTATTAAGTTTAAACATTCTTTCTATATCTTCTTTACGATATAACTTTTTAGCAGCCATCATTTGTACACAAAAATTTCTTTTCTTACCTGACTTTCTAGTTAAAAATTCATCTTCAGCATACACATATCTAACCCTATAGTAATCGTATGTTTTTTTAGATATACCATCTTGCTCAGACTTTCTGCTTGGTATTGCTCTACCTGTACTTAATTCTATTTTTTCAGCAGCTATTTTATTTAACTCATCTTCAAAGTCAAAATCTGCGTGTTCTCCATCTACTACTTCTTCATCTACTAATTCCCAACTCTCTGGAATATTCTCTACAGTTTCTAAAAAAGCATCTAACTCTGTTTTCTCATAACACTTTTTGTCGCAGTTTTCTTTNTTNTTATCACAATCACAATCTTTTAAGTTAATTAATTGATCATGGTCTGCACATGGCATAAAATATTTTTTACCATCTTGCGTATGAGAATGTGAACCTGAGCAACCTATTCTTTCTGCTTCTGCTTCAGCTTCTTCTATACTATCAAATAAAGGTAACTCTTTACCATCAGAAACTATTGTACCTACTTTTTTTAAGCTATAGTTATCATCTTCATCTGCCGTTAATTCTTCATCATTTAATGGTTTTAATCCAAATTCTTCTCTTATTTCATCTTCAGTTAAAACACTTTTTAAATCTTCTATAGTAAACTTAGTTGTAATTGGTTTAGCTTGTACAAAAGATAAAGGAATATTTATACCATTAATATCAAATATTTTAGATAATGTTTTTAGTATGTGTTTTTGATAAGGTACAATAACAGTATTTAAGTATATTTCAAAAGCTGCGTTCATCTCATCAACATTAGAACCTAGCCCAGTATCGTTTTTAATACCCATAAGCATAGGACTTGTTACTCTATGACCTGTAAGTATGTTTTGTACTAAAAGTTCCTGTAACGCAAGATATTGCTTGTCTGCGTTGCTAACTGATATAGGAGTTATTTCAGGAGTTCTAGTTTTATCATCTGAAAAAGTCAATACAAACTTTCCTGAATTACTAGCACCTGTAAATTTATCTGCTAAACTTCTTTCTATCTGCATCCTTTCCTCTTGTGTAGGTATTCCATTTGCAAAAGAAATCATGTAACTACCTGAAAATCCGTTACTGATATTGTTAAGATGAAATTCAGATACTCTAGAATCTACTAAAGCCCAATTATTTGCAGCTAAGTAATCAGGAGTATGGTATATATCCATATTAGGACTATATAAACCAGTATATAATAACTGGCTAGGATTAGTTCTGTCTTTACTATTAAATGCTGCTATAGGTGTAGGTCTGTTTGTTCTTGTGTTAGACCAATCTGCTGAAATATAGTAAGTATCTACTACTCCAAAATTATTAGGTTTACCTGCTCTAATACGTTCACATGGAACATGGTATATCTCAACTATTTCTGTTTTAGCTCTATTCCAAATAATATGTAAACCAAACGCACCTTGTAGTTTAAAATCTAAACTTACTTTTTTTAATACTTCGTGTAGAGATTCTTTACCATTTGCATTAGCTAAGAATTTTTTAAGTTTTACAAATTGTTCAAGATTATCATTTTCTTCTACTATAATATCTTCTCCTGCAATCATTTCGCTAGTAGTATTTACAATAGCAGCATGAGTAGAACTTGTGTAATATAAATCTATTAAAAATTGTGGATATAAATTTTTCCAGTTTTCAGTACCATATTCTATATATTCTCTACCTCGTACTTCTTGTACTACTGGACTTGTTTCGGATGATAAATCTACTGATAAAATTGTATCTTTCATTTTATTTGTTTTTATTCTTGTTCAGGTGTCCAAGCATCAGTATTAACTATTGCTAGGATTTCTTCGTGAGTATATTGATCTAATCCATCTAAAAAAGTTGGAGTA